TATTAAACTTGCCAACCAATTTCTTAAGTTGAAGCGTAAGAAAAAGCAGGAGCGCGAGGAGGCTATGCAATTGCAACAACAGCAAACACAGATGCAGCAGCAGTTCCAGTCTCAAAAAATTGCTGCCGATTCTGAGATGATGAAAATACAGGCCGAAGGGCAACAAAAAGTTCAGGTAAAGCAGGCCGAAGTAGCGTTCGATATCGAGCGTATGCAGATGGAGGCTCAGCTGAAAAACCAACTTATGCAGCAGGAGTTTAACTTTAATATGCAGCTTAAGGGGCTTGATGAAGAGCTAATTGCGGGAAGAGAGGATATGCGAGAAAATGCTAAAGGCAAGCGTATCAGTCAGCAAAATACAGAGCAGTCTAAACTAATTAATCAGCGTAAGAATAACTTACCTCCCATCAATTTTGAATCCAATGAGGACAGCCTAGATGGCTTCGACCTTGCTGAATTTGACCCACGATGAAGGATTTTAAAATAGTTATCTTCGCACAAATTAAATCTAATGGAAATTAAAGTACGAGACCTAGGCACTGTAGATGAAAAATCTACTGCTGAAGTAGAGCAGGAGCTTCTTCAAAAATACGAAGCTCAATTTAGTGATGAGAATTCACCTGAAGTAGTAGAGGAAATTGTGTCGGAACCGACACAAATCTCTTCTGATTTAGATGAAGAGCAAGTTCTTTCTTTCTTGAAAGACCGATACGGAAAAGAGGTCAATAACTTAGACGAGCTTTTGGAGCAGCGTAATAACGCTCCAGAACTTCCTGAAGATGTAGACGCTTATTTTCGTTTCAAAAAAGAAACTGGTCGCGGCCTTAAAGATTTTGTTGAACTCAACAAAGACTATGAAGCTGTCGACACAGATACTCTCTTAGCGGAGTACTACCTAGCTACTGAAGAAGGCTTAGATGCCGACGATGTAAAGGGTATGGTAGAAGACTTAGCTTATGATGAAGACCTCGATGAGGAGTCTTTTGTACGTAAGCAAAAAGTAGCTAAGAAAAAGGTGGTTAATAAGGCCAAGAAATATTTTTCTGACCTTCAAGAGCAATATAAGGTACCCCTTGAGTCAAGTGGTAACCCGTTGTCTGGAGAAGAGAAGGAGAACTTTGAAGCCTATCAACAATACGTGAAAGAGTCTAGTAGTGTCCAACAAGAGAACGCTCGTCGTAACGAGTGGTTTCGGAAGCAAACTGACGAAGTTTTCTCTGATAAATTCAAAGGTTTTGAATTTGCAGTCGGAGAAAAGGACGTCACTTTTAATCCAGGAAATGCTAGCGACTTAAAGTCGGCTCAGTTAGATATTATGAACTTCGTAAATAAGTTTATAGGGGATGACGGGTTGATTAAAGACGCTGCGGGATACCACAAGGCTTTAAGCGTGGCAATGAATCCTTCTAAATTTGCCGAGTTCTTTTATGAGCAGGGTAAGTCTGATGGCGTCGAAGATATAAGTCGTAAGTCCAAAAATATTAATATGGACTCGCGGCGATTACCTGAGACAGCTAATAAGGATGGGGTGCAAATTCGGAGCGTAAGTTCCGATTCGGGACGTGGCCTTAAAATTAAGAGCGCCCGTCGAGTGTAATATTTTAAAACAAAAAAAATGGCTGTAAAAACAACCCCTGGGTTTGATTTAACCCCAGCTCCAAAACAACAAGCTTTGGAGACCAATTATATCACTGACTTTCAATTCTTAAACCAGTATCTCCCTGATACCTACGAGAAAGAATTCGAGCGTTACGGTAACCGTACTGTTTCTGGATTCTTGCGTATGGTAGGGGCGGAGATGCCTTCTAACTCTGACCTTATTAAGTGGGCTGAGCAAGGGCGTTTGCACACGAAGTATAACAATATCAATGCCGATACAGCACCTGCTGGAGCTGGAGAGCATACTTTTACCGTTACTCTTCCTGAAGGTGCTACGTCAAATGCTTTGCGAGCTGGTCAAACCGTTATGATTTCTGCTAACGCAGGAACCCTTTCTAACAAAGCAATTGTTACTACAGGTGCTTCTGCTATAGACGTTAGCACCCCTTCTGCTCCTACTTTTACTTTTAAAGTAAAGTATTACGAGGCTGACCAAGCGTTCGCTCAAGGCACTAAGTGCAGCGTATTTGTTTACGGCTCTGAGTTTGCCAAAGGAACAGACACTATGGAAGGTTCTTTGGAAGCACAGGACAACTTCTTTGAGAATAAGCCTATTATCTTAAAGGACACTTATAGTGTTAATGGTTCTGATATGGCTCAAATCGGTTGGGTTGAAGTAACTTCTGAAAACGGAGCTACTGGATACCTATGGTATTTGAAGTCTGAGCACGAGACACGTCTTCGTTTCGACGACTACTTGGAGACGGCTATGATTGAAGCTGTACCTGCGGCAAGTGGTTCTGGAGCATTGGCTGCGCTTAGCCCTGCTGCTAATTCTGCTACGGGCGGAAGTGTAGGAAGTACAGACGCGGGGTCTGAAGGTGTATTCTATGTGGTTAATCTGCGTGGCAATGTATTCCAAGGTATCCCAACTACATTGGCTGAGTTTGACACTGTTATCCAGCGATTGGACAAGCAGGGTTCTATCGAAGAGAATGTAATCTTCGTTAACCGTGACTTCTCGTTTGCTGTTGATGATATGTTGGCTGCTCAGAACTCTTACGGAGCTGGTGGTACTTCATATGGTCTCTTTGACAATGACGAAGAGATGGCGTTGAACCTTGGTTTCCGTGGTTTCCGTCGTGGTTATGACTTCTATAAGTCTGACTGGAAGTACTTGAACGACCCGACTATGCGTGGCGGTGTAATTGGCGGTAAAGTAGATGGTTTATTGGTGCCAGCTGGCTCAACAACTGTATACGACCAGATTATGGGTAAGAACGCTAAGCGACCTTTCCTTCACGTTCGGTACCGCGCTTCAGAAACTGAAGACCGTCGTTACAAGACTTGGATTACTGGTTCTGCTGGTGGAGCTCGCAATAGCTCTATCGATAAGATGCAAGTTAACTTCTTGTCTGAACGAGCTGTTTGCACTTTAGGTGCCAACAACTTCTTCTTGTTCCGTGACTAATCTCTGAAAGGGAGGGGGCAGTAAAACCTCCTCCCTTTTTCTTTTTAAACTTTAAATTCAATCGAATGAAAAATTCCAATCCTATTGTAGACAAGGTCTACAAGCTTAACCGCAATGTGGCACCGTTAAGTTTTATGTTGTCTTCTCGAAATACCGCTCGTAAGCCCCTTATGTATTTTGACGGACAAGTCAATCGCGCTTTACGGTATGCTCGCAATCAAAAAACGCCTTTCGAGGACGAGCAAGACGGAAACTTTATCTTAGAACCAATTATTTTTGAAGACGGGTTCCTTTCTGTACCAAAAGAAAACCAGGTGCTACAACATTTTTTGAGCCTTCATCCTGACTCAGGCTCAACTTTTTCCGAAGTCAACAAAGAGAAGGACGCTCAAGAAGAGCTCGACTATATGATTATTGAAGCTGACGCTTTAGTCGCTGCACGTAAGATGGACCTTACAGAAATGGAAATGGTCGCTCGTGTACTACTAGAAATTGACCCTTCTAAACTTTCGTCTTCGGAGCTTAAGCGCGATATTTTAATTCTTGCTAAACGCTATCCGCAAGATTTCCTAGATGCTTTAGAAGACCCTTCGCTGGATATGTTTGGCAAGGTGGCTTTATTTCTAGAAAAGAATTTATTGGGACTTCGCAATAACGGACGCGATGTCCACTTTAATTTGAAGACCAACAAGAAACGTATGATGTCTGTTCCGTTTGGTGAAGACCCTAAGTCAGCTATCGCAGCTTATTTACAATCTGATGACGGAATTGAAATCTTAAAGATGCTTGAGAAGCAGCTAGAGTGATTTTTTAAAAGACCTATCTTTGGTTTTTATTCATCCATAAACATTTTTTCAAATGGAAAAGTATCTAAGTATCCCCGTAACAAATGCGGGAAACCAACTTATTAGTTGTAATGGCGTTATCTCCGTTACTAGTTCAGCTACTGGAAACGTAACTCTTACGTACAAGTCAGGCACCGCTATTGTCTTAGCTACAACACAAGTGGCTTACTCTTTACGCAGTCAGATTCAAAATGAAATTTCGCTTGCTTTAGCAACGGGATGGACTAATGTATCTCGAGTCGTGTCCGTTGTTAATGCCGTTACGGGTGTCACTATTAGTTAATGGTTATGGAAAAATTTCTAATCCTTAACCTGCCAATTGATGTTGGCACTGCTACGGGGCCTGCGCCTTTGATATACGGAGATGCCGATACTTCTGCTGCGGGTTTTTTAACTGACGCCCTAGCTAACTTTCCTACCGCTTCAGTAGCGGCAGGCGATTATGTGCTTAATATCACTACTGGTCAATCTACTACCGTTTCTGTAACGCCTGTAACTCCTGTTACTGAAGTTGCTATTACTAATGTAACTGATGGGTTTTTCACTGCTGGCGACCAGTATCGAATTATGACAGCGGGCGAAGAGATGCTCTTAGTTGATAGTACAGGAACATTTAGTAGTTTAATAAGTGTTGGTGATATTGTTCAGAATGGAGCGGGTCAAGAGGCTGCGGTAGTTACCGTTGATTCTAATACTCAGCTTACATTAAGTGCAGCTATTATGAGTACATTCCCAGCGAGCCCTGATGCTGACACTTACTATATCTACCGAGACTCTAATAACGACGGAGATAGATTGTTTAACATCAGTGGTATCGCAACCGTAGCTTACACGGATTCTTACGTCTGCACCGTCAGCTATATAGACAGAAAGCGTAATGGTAATTTAAATGACCTTGCTATTTATCATACTGCGGACAGCTCTAGCTTACAGTTTCACAACATTTTAAACAGTGCTATTGTAAACGCGTACGAGCGTCAATGGAAAGACGTATCTATTCCGTTGGTTTTACCTCAAGGTATGCGTATTGTAGGGATTGTATAATCTAAGAAATAGATTATTTCTTTATAAAAGGGGTCACAAATTGTGGCCCCTTTTTTTGATTTATCTTTGTCAAAAGCGTACCTATGATAGAATCGGTCAGAAGCACGGTATTATCTATTCTCAATAAGAACAATTTCGGCTATATATCTCCCGCAGATTTTAATCTGTACGCTAAACAAGCGCAGTTGGAGATATTCGATGAGTACTTTAACGATTATAATTACCAAATTAATAAAGAGAATGTTCGCCAGTCAGGAACGGGCTACGCTGATGTGTTGCGCTCTTTAGAGGAGGTTATCGATGGGTTCTCTACGATTGTGAATTTTACCACAAACTCATTTGCCCTTCCCTCTGATTATTATTTAATCAATAAGATACTTCCTACGGGTAGCAACTATGAATTAGAGCAGGTATCTAACTCTAAGATTAACTTGCTGTTGGCGTCATCTCTTACGGCTCCTACGACTGGCTTCCCCGCTTTTGTTCAAAACGGAAATACAGCTACAGCGTATCCCTCGACTATCACGTCAGGTACCATTCAGTATATCCGCTATCCTTACGACCCTAAATGGACGTATATTAGTTTAGTTGCTGGAGAGCCTGTATTTGACCAAGCTCAAGCCGACTACCAGGATTTTGAATTGCCTTCTGACGATGAGCCTCGCTTAGTAAATAAAATTTTGCAGTACGCAGGGGTTTCTATCCGTGAGATTGATGTGGTAAATTACGCGGTAAGTCAAGAACAAATCGCCGACCAGCAAAGCAAGTAATATGGCATACCTTACTCAGTATCAATACTACGAAAACGCAGGGGCTTCTCCAGAGGATGCCAATTGGGGGTCGTATCAATATGTCAGCTTACGAGATATCGTGACCAACTACCAGCTTATGTATAGCGGTAATAACGAGTTGGTAAACGAGAAGTCTCGCTATAAGATTCTATTTCACGCTAAGAGGGCCATACAGGAGCTTAACTACGATGCGTTCAAAGAGATTAAGGTCTTACAGCTTAACATATCTGAGGACCTCCGCTTTATCCTTCCTAGCGATTATGTAAACTGGGTTAGGGTGTCTTTGTTTAGAAATGGAACGGTATTCCCTTTGACGGAGAATATCCAAATTACTAGCGCACAGGCGTACCTGCAAGACTCAAGTAATAGGATTCTTTTTGACGAGACAGGAGCCGCTTTAAAGCCAGAGTTCTCACCTATTGATACCGAAAGGCTTAACAGCACTTTAAGGTCTATGTACATCAATGAGAACAGCCCTTACGACGGGAACGAAGGCTGGTGTATCGATGGCTTGTGGTATTTTGATTTTCCAATTGGAGGCGCTGCGTTTGGTCTAAACACTGAAACCGCTAATGCCAATCCTACATTCCGTATCGACCCCAAGGCGGGCGTTATAAACTTTAGCTCGGCTATGTCTGGTCAGAGCTGTATACTAGAATACGTTAGCGATGGTATGGAGGGGGGCGATGACTCGTTGATTACGGTCAATAAGTTGTTTGAGGACTTTATTTACTCGTATATCTCCTATGCTATTCTTAACTCTAAGATGGGAACCCAAGAGTATGTAGTTAATCGATATCGAAAATCTAAGACCGCTCTTTTACGAAATGCAAAAATCCGCATTAGTAATATCCATCCTGGCCGACTATTGATGAACTTGCGCGGTCAGAATAAGTGGATTAAATAATGGGAAACGTCAGAAGGAACTTTATTAAGGGGCGTATGAACAAGAGCGTCGATGAACGCCTTGTACCCAATGGAGAATATATCGATGCCTTAAACGTCAGACTAGGCTCTACGGAAGGCTCGGAGATAGGTTCTGTAGAGAACTCTAAAGGAAATACCCGCTTGACCACCCTACAATATCAAGGGGTAGATTTAAGTGATTCAGCTCGATGTCTTGGAGCGTTTGAAGATGGCGTTAACGAAACTATATACTGGTTTATTCACGATTCTGCCAATACAGCCTCCGCAACTGGGGTTGTTGATATAATAGCGTCGTTTAGAACGACGGACGAGGTATTGACCTATCACGTTATCAGCACATCTGTCCTCAATTTTAACCCTACGTTTTTAATAACGGGTGTCAATAAGGTAGAGGACCTGCTGTTTTTTACGGACGATTACAATCCGCCTCGTAAAATTAACGTAGTTGAAAACTACCCTCAGCCTATATCTGCAACTGACGTTGACCAAATTACCAATGACGATATCAACGTTATTAAAAGGCCACCAAACGCAGCTCCTACGCTGACGCTTATCGATATACCTGGAGAGGAGGATTATTTAGAATCTCATTTCGTGTCGTTTTCATACCGATATAAGTATGTCAATAACGACTATAGCGCGTTATCTCAGTTTACCGACGTAGCTTTTGAGAGTAGCCCCTTTAGCTTAGACCCCGCTACCAACTTTAATACTGGTATGCTTAACCGCTACAACACAGCTGTTGTGGGTATTAATACAGGAGGTGAAGATGTAGTGGGTATTGACCTTTGTTTTAAGCTTGGTACAGACTCTACAGTTCGGGTCATACAGAAGTATATAAAAAGCGAAGAAGGCTGGCCTAATAACGTCGTTCAGACGGTCAACTTTACGAATCAGAAAATCTACACCTTACTGCCTCAATCAGAGATAGCAAGGCTTTACGATAACGTACCGCTTAAGGCGCAGGCTCAAACTATTATGGGCAACCGCCTGATGTACGGGAACTATGTCGATGGATATGATTTGACAATTGCATCGGGTGCTCGTATAGATACCAACTACAGCGCTGAGGTGGTCTCGGAGAACCTATCGGTATTTCAAGCGGCTGGAGATGTGGCTAGTCAGAGTTACAGTATTGACCAAAGCGCTACGCCAAGTACTACGGGTAAGGCTGTAATTGATTTTGCCACAGCTCCTGACTTAGTTCAGGGAGGTGTCTTTGGCTTTTCATTTACCGTTACTCACGCTTCTTTTTCTGGCTCTGGCACAGGCTCTGCGGGCCTACCTAACCACCCTACGTTTACCATATCTTTCGTATATACCCTTCCTCAAGCATACGGCAGTGTTTATGAGATGGTTACCAGTCCTGAGTTCCAATCTCAACTGGGAGCTAACGGGTCAGGGACGTACCAGTCTTTAGCGAGTTGTGCTAACGGAAGTACGTTTACCGATGTATTCAATTGTTCTTTAATTGCACCATCGGGATACACAACTGTAAACTCAGGCA